CTTAAATTCATCCTCAAAAATTTGAATTAAATTAATTCCCGCTTTATTAGCTAAATCTGCTTTTGTTTTATGTAATTCTTTGTCTTTGTGAATTTCGGTATGCCAATACAATCCATGCATCTCTATTCCTAGTTTATATTCTGGAATATAGATATCAATCTCATATCCATTCAGCATATTTCTGTCTCGGTAAATAAAATTAATATCATACTGATCTAGAAATTGTTTGATGAAAATTTCCATTTTAGTTCCAATTGGTTTGCACTTTCTGCATTCCAAATGCTTATGGTATTTTATAATAGCATCATATTCATAATTACACTTTTTGCACTTCCACCTATACATTTTATAGGCATTTAAAAATCCTTCATATTCCTCGAATGGAAACAGGGGAGCCACAACATCACCATCAACTAAACTTTTATAATATTTGTGCCGTGATGTTTCTGATACCAACTTTGGATTGGTTCTTGGTTTTATGTCTCCAGATTTTATTCTTTCCTTAAAATCTTTAGACTTTGCATAATTCTCAACACCATATTTTGCAAAATTAGTTTTTCTGAGCTTTTCTTTTCCTTCTTTAGAAGCTAAAAAATTCGTAGATCCGTATTTAATCAAATTAGTATTTTTCAACTTTTCCATTCTTTCAGGAGATTTCATGTGGCATGTTCTGCTACATGTTGCTTGCCACCCATTATTTGAATTAAAAATTGTTTCTTCACCGCAAACTACGCATGTTGGATTAGCTGTGACATCTTCGATAAATGATCGAACTCTTACGGAAAAAGCATATTTTGTCCCTTCCAAAAATTTGGTTTGATCGAGTACTGTGTTGTATAAATCAGCACCAAAAGTATTCACAAACATTTTTTCCTTTACGAATCTATAAGATCCCCCGTAATTCTTTTCCAAAAATTCTATGATTTTATTTTTTTCCATGTTCATTTGATTCCAAATATATCATCAATATTTAGCATTGCAAGGATTTTATTTATTCGGATGCAAAAAAAACACCGCAGATTTCTCTGCGGTGTTTTGTAAGTTGTTTATTTTTAAACAGTTAAGTTTAGAAATACACTGATTGATTACCGGGGGTAAACGCTTGACCGAGTCCTTTAAGGATGATCGTGTGGTAATAGAGCGCGGCTCCAAAAATATTATCCACTACGCCATATCTTGTCAAGAGTCCAACGCGAGGAGCGAAATCATTCGGTCCAATTGTGCGCTGAATCATAACAGGGATGTATGGGCAGTAAATGATACCAGAATCATAGAATTCAGTACCTTTATATCCGAGGAGGGCATATTCTACACCAGCGGTTTGACCAGTATAACCTTGATCGCCGTATACAGCACTGTTCTGAACTTCAGTACGAGTGTCGCGGTATACTTGGAAACGGCCACCTAGTGAACCAACCTTGGCTACACCAGCTTGTTGAGTGGTTACGTTACCTTGAACGGTAACCCATTGGAATTCAGGAAGCATTTCGAAAATTGCACAAACGCGAGGAGTTGCAACAATGAAGTTTGCAGGTCCACGACGATTGCGAATTGCGATACGGTTTGCTTCGATAATTACTCTCTGGTAGAAGTCACGATTACGTTCAACTAACCAACGGCCATCGGCAGAAGCGGGAGACCATACAGAATATCCTTTTCCATAACCACCGTTGAGGGAGGTTTGGATCATACGGATAATCATTTCACGGTCGATTTCGGCCTGAAGTTCGTATGCCATAGCATTCGTGATTTCAGAATCGATATCAATACCGTTCATGTTCTTTAGATCTTGCTCTAGTTCGACAGACCATTTAGCACCAAGGCGGCGTGTACCAGCTTCAACTGCGGTCTTTTCAAAGCTAACTTCAACTGTTGGGATGTTGGCATTGATTTCGAAATTCTGGAGAATTTCAGCAATACCGCTATCTTGTGCGGAGAAAGCCCACTCGGAGTTACCGGAGAGGAAAGCAGAAGAAACGCCAGTGTAACGAGAATCGAGATGTTGATATCCGAGTTCGTTATCACCTTGAGGTGATTTGCCATAACCTGCGCCAGCAGCAGAACCTGCGTAGTTCACGGTGCTCTGATTGTGAGTACCGGGAGCGGGTGCCCATGCACCACCAGAAGTGGAGGTGTCTTGGTAATTACCACCGAGGGACTGATTGCTGTACTTATAACGAAGAGCGAATGCTAGACCAACTGGTCCAGACATAGGCTGAACGCCAACGATTTCGTTGGTGATAAGTTCAGGGAATGTACGGCGAATCATTGGAATCAAGATTTTTGGTAGACGTTGATCGCCAGTTGCATAACTATCGGAACTTCCGAAGTTTGCAGCAGTGGCACCGTTATTACCACCGAATACTCCTGCACCACCGGAAGTATTAGCTTCACGTAGGCAGTAGGCTTCTTGGTTTTCAAGAAGCATTGCGGTGTTAAGACGGGTATGTTCGTCTTCGATTGCGGCTACGCTCTTAGAGGTATAGTCGAGCACGGGTGCCCACTTTTCCAAAAGAACCTTAGCGCGATCTTGATCAATATATGATTGTGCGGGTTTAATTTGTTTCATATGTGTTTGTTTTCTTTCTTTTATTTTTCGACCTCAAGCATATCTGCATATGCAGGAACTCAAGTAATATTTACTTCTACCAAATTTTTAGTGAATAAATATATTAATATTTACTCAATTCGTTCAAATAATTTGAAACGGTTGAAAATTCTTTTTCGGGTTGTGGTTGAACTTGTGTATCTTCTTCCAACACAACACGATCAGCTTTTACTTTACGCTGTTCGAAAGCTTCTTCTTTTAGAGATTGGATACGCTCTTCTTCTTTTTTATCAAAAAGTGAAAGGGTATAATCAATATTTTCCAAAATGAACTTTGGAGATTTTCCTTCGAAAATACGTTGGGCATATTCCTTCTTCTTTGCAGGAAGTGTGGAAGTTTTTTGTTCGAGCACCAAAGCTGCTTTTGCTTTTTGTAGGGATTCGCGGAGTTGTTCATTTTCCTGTTGTGCTTCGGTTGCGACTTTACGAGATTCGGTGATTTGCGTCTTACCATCAATAAGAGCATCTTTTAATGATTCGCTCATGAGAGCGGAATCGATAGCAAGAGATTCGCGAAGATTATTGAGAATAATACGAGCCTTTTGATTCTTAACGGCTTCGTTAATTGATTTGGTTGGAATCTTGGATTCAATGAAGAGATCAACGTAATGAGAAATTTTTTCAACTAAATCATCCTTGAATTCAAGTGCTTGTTCCTTGATGATCTTTTGGTAACGCTCAACAACCATCTGAAGTTTTGCGTGATTGTTTTGATCAAGAGCTTCAACAACACGTTGAAGTTTTGCACTATGATCATTATCAATAGCTTCTAGGAGTTGTTCGGCTTTTGCAGTATATTCTGCATCTTGTTCGGTGAGAGCCTTTTCAACATGTAAACGAACTCGATCATTTACTGCTGCATTAAATGCTTCTTGAATTTGTCCGAGAGTTTCTTCGGTGAGGATTCCTTGGGTTGCTTCTTTTAGAAGAGATGAAATTTCCGTTGCCATAATATTAGTTATTCTTTTTGTTAAAATTTATTTCGAGTTACTCTTAGTTTTTTTATTCTTGTCTTCAGCTTTTGGAAATTTCCCTCCAAATGCGCTCTTTTTAGCTGCTTTCTTTTCTTCTGGAGTTCCTCCAAAAACTTTCTTTTTAGCGGCTTTTTTAATTTTGGCTTTAACCTTTTCTTGAATTACAACTTCCAAAAATTTATGAGCACCACTGTAATTTTCAGCGATCATGGCATCGATAAACTTCACGATATTTTCTTTTTCGAGATTCATATTTTTATTTATTATTATTTGATGTTATTTAAGAAGTTAATGATGCATTCCTTTAGATATTGCTCTACTTCTTTGTTTGGTAACTTTTTGATACCTTTTTCGAAGCTGTCATATACTTCTTCAAATTGTCCTGATTCACCAAGTACCCATTGTTTTGATTCTAAAATTCCATTTACGAAAGCTTTTGGAAAAGATGGATCAGCCACACAATCCACAGAAATAAGACGGAAATTCCTCACAACATTTTTACCATCGGTGGATTCTTCAAGCTGTCCAAGTGCTCGTGAACTCATGCCTACACGTACTCCATCTTGTACTAATGAACGAACAATATGTCCGCATGGTGTGGTTAATACTTTGCTTGTACCATAAAAAACATTTCCTTCTTGAAACATATCGGTCACAAGATGGCAGGCTTTATCAAGACTAACTTCTGCGCTGCTTTCGTGATTTAAGGTTCCCATTGCTCGTCCAGTTACAACCATTTCTTTTTTATAACGAGCAACTTCGTCAATCATTTCATCCAAACGATACAAACGATTGTTACGATTATAATTTTCGGCCATCATATATGGCCCTTTAATGAAAAGAGTCGCAGGGCTTTTGCGATCCTTTTCTTCGAAAATATATTCGAATTGTTCTTCTGGAGCAGGCTTTTCAACAATTAACCTTAGTGACATAAAACTATTTAGACTTATGATTTAATATTTTTAGAGTAAAACACTTGAAATACACAAAAAAACCTAAATAATCTTATGGCAGAAGATATTAATCTAATTTTTGAAAAGTATTTAGAGGTAGTAGAGGAGGCAGGTAAAGGACATAGACCACAAAGTTATGGTGATGTTATGTTGGGTAAACAACATAAACAAAAAGGTGCTTTGGCTTTTGGATTAGGCCAAAAAGAAGCAGATAATTTTTATAGTGGTAATACTGGATTAACCCCAGAAATCACAAAACAATATAGATCTGACAAAACCTACGAACAAATTGTAGGAGAAGAATTAAATGATCCTTCAAAACATATTTCTGTTACTGGATCTGAAGGAATTGTTTCTCCAAAAGCACAAAAAACTTTCTTGGCTATGCGAGACCGCAAAGAATTGGATCGTTATCTGAATATTAGCAACACAGATGATATCTTAATTCCTCATTTCTCATTAGCTCAAACTATCAATAACTTCTCATTACATGCTAGGAATTCAGATGATGAGAATGTTAAAAAGGCTATTGCTGAATTTTTATCAAAAACTTTAAAGTTTCTTCAGAAAGAATCAAATTATCGTAAGATGTATGCGAATGCTAATGTGTTTTTTGACAATAAAAAGTTCGTAGCAGATTCCAAGGAAAACATAACAGATCCAGCAGATACTTATTCTGAACATATTGGTGATATCACAGAAGCATTAAAAGGGTTACAACAAAAACCAGTACAATTCATTGATCCTAAATTAGAACCATCCTTCTATAAATTTAGAAAAAAGACACGTTTTGGAACTAAAGACGTATCTTTTGCTATAGATCCTACCAAAGGAGAACGTCAGGCATTTGCTCCAGCATCCGAACCACATCCAAATATTGGTGGTGTGATGCCAACTCAAAAAACTGGAAGATCTGCCACAGAAGAAGAAAGCAAAACAACACAATTAAAAAATCTAAGTGCTCAGATGTTTAAATTGATGAAAAATAAAGCTCCACAATCTGAAATTGATGCTGTTAAAGAAAAAATGAGAGAATTAAATCGTGCATCTTTACAAGCTGCTCCTTCTGTTGGAACTGCTGCATCAGCTAAAAAATTATCAAGAAAAGGAAAAATTAAAAAAGAATCTTATGAACCGTTCGTAAGAAATATTCTTTTTTAAGGCAAATCTTTCTCGGTTATTACAATAAATTCAGCTCCTTTGGCAGTAGCAAACTTCTTAGCTGCTTCCCATTTAGCTTGGTTTATAACCCATTGTGTCGTTTCATAAAGAACGGTAGTTTTCTTTTTACGATTCGAAGGAGCAGGAGGA